CGTCTAACAATGATGCTAAATCAACATCGTCTTTAGGAGCCTCTTTCTTTTTCTTGGACACTTTGACCTTTGGTTCTGCAACAGCTTCTGCTTCCTCTTCCTCTTCTTCTTCAGCCACTACATCAAACACACTTTCAAGATCGTCTTCACTGGAATCGTCATCTTCTTTAGCAAACCCCTCAACAGCGTCGAATATATTGTTTTCCGCTGATACTCCACGGTCTGCTAGCTTAACAACCTGAACGGCTTCTAAACGTAAAGCCACACCATGCCCAGTTTTTGGGTTGCTCCACGGGTGCAGCTCTACTTGTAGATTCATTATGCTACCTTTTGTTACCTTAAACCCTTTACCCAAGTCGTTCTTTTGAGCATCAATATGCACTGGAGGTCTTTCCCAAGAAGCATCTATCCTCGCCACGCCAACAAAAAGTTTAGGGTTTTCTGTATCTGGAGTGAACGGGTTTTCAAATTTAGGCCAATCATCTTCTTTCCGAACCTTATAAGCTTTGCCCATAGCTAATAAAAGTTCTTTGGCTTGCTCCGCAGTCATTTTAAAGTTAGTGGTGTACTTTGCACCTGAAGTATGGGCATCACAAGGGTCACTCCCCCCTTTACCATTCGGACCGCCGTTTTTGTTAAATACGTAGGGCTGATCCATCTTGGGGTAAAGAGCTATTACGTTCTCTATCTTCCGTACTATTTTTTCTTTCTTCATTTTATCGCACTCTCTTTAAGGTTAATTAAAATTGCATTAGCTCGAAAGCTAAGGTTTTGGTACTACGCATCCCTTACATATACTCCTTCCCCTTCGACAACATCGAACATGCTGTCCACGATAGGGCCGTTGTTTCTGTGCACTTGCGGGATAAAACTTACTAAACTTTTAGTATCAGGATTACTTTGCATCTGCTTAACTAACTTGAACTCAGTTTCTTCTAAAACTCGAAAAGGTTTGAAGCATAGTTTTGGAGTCAAGCTATCCTCATCAAAACTTAACTCAGTCATTATCGAAGACAGTAACGCGTTCTGCGAATCAATTAAGCGAGCGTAAGTTTGCAGTCCCATCTTTTTCTGCTCTTTCCCAAATACACTCGTTGCAGGTAACGCTAACTGATAAGCTTTATCTGGCTGAAGCACACCCTCATCATCCGCTAGCATAAGGGCAATCCTTTGTTGGAATTTACACGCCCTAGACGTTCCATGACCTGAACCTTTTATATTCTTCTCACAGTTAAAACATGTGCGTGATTGCCTTGAATCCACTGGAACTTCTTTTGAAGGCACTCCAGTACCTCCGTCTGCGGCCCAACATACAGGAGCGTTACTACCCCCACTTGAATACTCTGTCGCGTAGAAAATACGAGACACGGGTGCGGCCTTGATTATGACTACTTTTTGAGGTGAGGAACCCAACTCTTCAATATCATCGTCGATAACACGGAAGTTGTTCTCACGAATACTAATACGTGGAACGTGTGTGCCTAACGGGTAAGACTGTTCTGGCTCGGAAGCGACAGGTTTAACTTCGACCTCAACTTCATCAAGCAAATCAGCGAAAGGGTCGGTCATACATCATCACCTTCATCGAATATCAAATCGAGTTGGTCTACAATCTGATCGCTAGGTTCATCTTGTTTGAGCGCCTCGACTACAGCAGGGACATTAAATCGGTAGGTGTACCCTACTTTTATGTAAGTAGTCTTGGGTATGAACCCTTTATTGACCCATTGTCGGATGGTGCTTACTTTTACTGAAAGGTGTTCTGCAACATCTTCAACAGGAACGTAGCTACTGAATTCGCTCATTTTTTCCTCCGTACAGTGATGGTGTACTCACTATCTGCGTTGAGTCCGGGGGGTAAATCTTCCGGGTTCTCTTCAAGGAACTGTTTCATGTTCCCTTGGTGTATTCGTTTCTCAAGCAAGTCTACTGCTTCATGCTTAATCACGAAGTTGTTAAACGCTTCCCAATCACCTGTCCAGAATCTTGTTTTCTGAGAGCGCCAAAAGGTTCCAGAAGAAGTCTTTACTGACTCCACCCCGTTGTCTTTACAGTGCTCCAGAAACTGACCCTTTATGATGTCGAGCCGTCTGTTTATCTCTTTCTCTTTCTCTGCAAAGGCCGTAGCCAATTCAGCTTTTTTATCGCGAAGCGTTATGTAGGCTGCAATATAATCGTCAAGTGTGCTCACAACAGTGTCTGTCATGGTTAAGTATCCCCTACTTTTATTGTGTTTCTTATAATATAGTGGAGTTTAATCTATAATTCAAGTACATCTTCATATAAATCTATCATTTTTGTATGCACGTTTATTCGCTCGTCTAACATACTATATATTCGTTTCTCAACAGGTGGTCCTTGAAGTTGTACCACGGTACAGGGGTGTTTCTGCCCAGAGCGATGGACTCGTGCGTTGGCTTGAGCGTAGGTTTCTAAAGAAGCCGTTGGCCCCCACCAGACAATGGTGTTAGCCGCCGTTAGTGTAACTCCATGTGCCGCCGCTTGTGGCTGGATAATAAGTACACGAGGGGAGTCGGTCGTTTGAAACGCTTTGAATATCTGTGTCCTTTTGTTCGCACTTACCCCTCCTGAGATTACGTCGTTAGTGATCCCATCTTTAGACAACTTATCTTTGAGAAGTTCAATGACATGTTTAAACGGAACAAAGATCAGGACTTTCTGACTAGACTCGTTAATAACTTCTTTCAGTACTCGGTATCGGTTCTTTATATCAAACTCAATGGTCTCTCCACTATCCGTATAGACCGCGCCACATGAAATCTGTAAGAGTTTGTTCATGTTTACCGCCGCATTAGCCGCAGTAATCTGTTCTCCATCCGCAGTAGCCATCATTTGTTTACGTAAGATGTCGTAGTATTTCTTTTGTTGAGCGGTTAGTTCTACCTCACGTTTAACGTAAGTCATCTCAGGCAAATCAAGACATTGTTCTTTAGTGAAACGTATTGCAGGTTGTAGTGCTTTAAATACAATATCTGTAGCGCGAGGCTTAGGAACCCATTTAAACTGAGTGAGTCTGTGCATTACTAATTCACGAAAAGCCCCAAAGAATCTAGGGACTGACTTAGGATTAACAAGTTTAGCTAGCCCGTAAGCGTCAACAGGGGACTGGGCGGCGGGTGTACCTGTCATTAACCATAACCAAGTATCAGGCTTTAGAATACTAGCCAGTACTTTCCACCGTTTAGATTGTGCGTTCTTATAATGGGTAGCTTCGTCTACGATGATTAGGTCAAAGCCACCGTTAGCTATGTCGTCTTTTACTATTTCTACCCCATCGTAATTAATAATCATGTACTCTGCATCGCCGTTAATAATCTCTTGGCGTTTCTTCTTAGCCCCATGCGCGATGTCTACTGTACGGTGCATAGCAAAGTTAAATAAGTCGGCCCTCCAAGCTGAATCCATAATAGAGAGTGGGCATATTATCAAAACACGTTTGATTAACTTCTGTTGCATTAAAAAGTCCGAAGCCCAAATAGCACTCGCCGTTTTGCCAGTCCCTTGTTCGTTAAAACAAAACGCCTTACGGTTCATTGTAAGAAAAGAAGCTGTAGTCTTTTGGTGTTCAAAGGGTTTATATCGCCCAGACCACTTGTACTGCCCCAAAATAGGGGAGGGTACGTCTTTTACGTTTAAGTTCTTTAGTACTCTCGCTTCATCTACACCCCACTTAACAAGCACATCAGTGTTGTTAACTTGTTTACTGGATGGGATAGCGGTTGTTATTTTGTCGGGATTACGAACCCGCAGAAGCAAGCCTCTGTTGTCTACTATTTGCATATCTACTTCTTTTTCTTATAGTTTCTGGAACGGTTTTTACTACGACTTTCAATTTTTACACCGTCTTTATTACTACCGCCTTTGCTTAGGGCTTTCTTGTGGCTGACATCTTTACCTTCTCTCTTGTCAGCTTTACCGTTTTTATTCTTGTCTACACCCTCTCTATCCATCTTTTGTCTAGCGCGTTGCCGTTCCATTCGCGCTTCAAACGCTTTACTACCTTTAGGTTTGTTAACCTGTTTCTTCCTGTCTTTAGGGTTTTTGTACGGCATAGTTACCTCTTTCCGTTATGTGGACATTCAATCACCACGCACCATGCACGGCAAAGTCCTGTTGGATGGGCGTTCCAAGTATCTACCTCAAACGCTTTCTCTAGCTTGCCATACTCGGTAAGCCATTTTTCCCAGAGTTTCGGTTCATTCTCTATCGTGTATGTATCTTTAATAAATGCGTTGCAAACGACAAAAAGCAACCCGCCTTTCACTACTTTTATTTCTGGGAAATGTTTAAACGTAGCTAACGCCATTAGTTCTAGCTGTCCTTTATCTGCATACTTAGCCGACTTGCCCGTTTTATAATCAATAACTTTAGCTACACCTGTTTCTCTATTGATTATAGTAAGGTCTGACACCCCTCTAAACCACACGTCTTTGTCAAAAAAATCGCAGGGTTCGAAGTTCTCAGTCAGCCCCATCTTGTACTCACAAAGCTTTTCACCTTCCATATCTTTAAGTTTGTCTAGTGTAGCCTCTGCATAGTCAAACCTTGGGTCTAACTCTTCAACATCCCCACGCACGTACTGTTCTGCCGCTTCGTGAAACTCGTTGCCGTACAGTATTGCTTCAGTATTAAAATCTTCTGCGTAGTCCTTAACTACCTTAGTGTGGTAATACTTTTTAGGGCATTGATCGAACGTCTTTATGCTGCTAAAGGACCATGCGGGTTTACCCATGTTTTACACTCTCCGTAATTTTTCCCTACGTCCACGTCACCACGCACTGGAAGTCCCTTCGCCCAGTCCGGTGTATAACGCATACATGAATCAACGTAAGTCGCTGCTTCGTCAACTTCATCGTCTGGAACACAGCATATCACAGAGTCGTGGACAGTAAGCAAGATAGGATACCTTTTTGAAATCATTAACATTTGGTCCGACATGACGCATCTAGCAATCCCTTGACAGACATTCTCTATCACCTTACCACCATAGATATTGACTCGGCCTCGCCTCGTCTTGTACGAATAGTTTGGTCTTTCCCCATCTTCTGATTTTTCTTTGCCTTTAGGTTTATCAACTTTAAGGTCTTCGTACCGCATGATGAGATTAGATGGGAGCTTTAACCCTTTAACTTCTGGTAGAGTACTGAGAACACCTTTCCGTCCTAGGAGCATTTTCTCACCTCGTGTCATCGAACTTAGCATAGCTTGAGCATTGCCCCATAACTCAGTAATTTTACTGTTAGTGTCTCTGTACACATCAATAATACGGCTGCATTCCTTTGCTTCAACGTCTACCCCCATACCTAAAAGCTGTTCTCGGAACCGTACTGACCCCATCCCATACCCTGCACCCAGTATCGTAGTCTTACCGATAAAACGTTCAGCCGCATCAACATCCTCTACTTTCTTGTTGTAGATACTAGCCGCCATCTTTTTGTAGACATCTTCACCCTTCTCAAAAGCTCTAACTAAGTTCTTTTGTTCTGCTAACCAAGCCAGTACACGGGCCTCTATCTGTGCGGAGTCTGCTTCAATCAACGTGTGTCCGCTAGGGGCGCAAATACATGATTTCAATACCTTGGCATTTGGTCCTCTTGATGGTAGGTTTTGTAGGTTTACCTTGTCCAAACCGCCCCACCGTCCTGTATGCGCGGCGTAGTACCGAATAGGAACGGGCAATGTACCGCCTAACCCAATGTCTATGAACCTCTCCGTACGTGTTTCTTCTAGTGTGCTCTTTAGTCCTATACGTGCGGCTACTAGGGCTTGCACTCGTGGATCGTCATGTTCTTGTAGTGCTTTAAATCCTTCATCATTCTTGGCAAAGGCAAAGGTTTTCTCACCTGTACGTAAACTAGTTTTCTTAGGGGGCTTAACATCCAATGCTTCAAGTGCTAATGCAAACTTAGGGTTAGACATAAGTTCCGCTTTCCCAATACCGCATTCCTCTAATAGTTTTTCTTTTTGCTCTTGTAGCGTATCTAAATGGTCTTCTA